TACTGAAACCAAATGTTCCCCTGCTATCACGCGTGCTATTACACGCATCCCGTCCGCTCTACTAACGACCCCAACCATGCGCTCTGCCCCGTTATCTCGAGGAACCGTCGCCGCTTGATCTCGAACAAATCGCTCGAGGGTACACGCACGCCAGTCACGGTGTCTGCCGGAGACGAAACCTTAATTCCCGCGCCTTGCGCTTGAGGGCTTTTCATCGTCTCACCTATGGCGGCGCGTAAACACGAGGGGGGCGGGACCGATGGGGGGCCGGGGGGCCACCAGCCCTTAGGTATCACGTATACCGCAACCCAAAATTTGACCCTTTTTAAGCTGCTAACCTCTTGTTCATTTAAATACCAAATATTGACTTGTATGTGTTCACGCGTTAGCATCTGACACCATGAGCAAACAACTGTACAAAGCAATAGACCCTACACAGGTCGATAAACCCATCTTGTCCCCTGCGGATATGCTGGCGATTGAAGAAGACCCGTCCAAAATGGAGACGGTAGCTCGAATGCTGGGCGCAGTTAACCTAGATAACTTGTTCCGCCATATGCAGAACCCCACAATAAACCCCATGGCCCGGATAGAGTTCCAAAAAATGCTGAATAAGCTCGGCAAACTGGAACCGGACACCAAAGCGGACAACACAGGTGGTGGACCACAGGTCATAATCAACATCACACGCGCTAAGGACCGAGACGAAGCCATCACAATCGAAGGTCAGGCGCTCGACGATGCTACATGAAGTTAATTTTGAGGTCATAGCGAGCCTAGACGACTTTTTTTACTCGGAAAAGTTCATATCTTTGGCTGTTGGACCGGTCGGATCGACCAAAACCACCGCCGGTATTATGAAAATTGTGCACCATGCGGCACAGATGGCCCCGTGTAAGGACGGAATACGTCGTTCTAGGTGCATTTGGGTACGAAATACGCGTGAGCAGCTCCGAGATACGTCGATTCCTGACTTTTTGAAGTGGATACCCGATGGAATTATGGGTGCTTTCCTCAAAACTGAGTACAAATTCGTCATAAAAATGGGTGATGTAGAGTGCGAAGTCCTATTTCGCGGGCTAGATGACGCCAATGACGTGCGTAGATTGCTGTCTTTACAGGCTAGTTTCATCATATTTGACGAATTTAGAGAGATTCACCCCGACATTTACAACGCTGCACAAGGCCGTGTAGGCCGCTACCCAGACAAAATGATGAACGGGGTAGGGTGTGTGACCGACGATGGGCGGTCGAATATGCACATTTGGGGTATGACTAACCCCCCTGACATGGATACTTTCTGGGAAACGCTGCTCACTGAGCCGCCAGAGAACGTACATATCACGATACAGCCCAGTGGTCTCTCCCCCGAAGCCGACTGGACGCAGTTCCTGCCAGATGATTACTACGACAACCTCGCTCAAGGTAAGACTGACGACTGGATCGACGTGTATATCAACGCGCAGTTCGGTAAATCGTTGGCTGGTCTACCTGTGTTCCGCTCGTTTGACAGAGACGTGCACGTTGCGAAAACTACGATGAAACCTATGTACTCTGACGACCCCCTGTTGATCGGTGTCGACGCGGGTCTAACCCCGGCGGCGGTGATAGGGCAGGTAGCCTACGATGGACGCTTGGTTGTGTATGATGCGAAAATATCTGACGGCATGGGCGCACTGAGATTTGTGCGAGAAGTGATAAAACCTCTACTGGTTAACAAGTTCCCCGGTAGACGCTCGCTGGTTATAATTGACCCGGCTGCATTTCAGCGTGCTCAGACCGATGAGCGGACGGTCGCTGATATATGGCGTAACGAAGGCTTTATGGTCAAAGGGGCTAAGACTAACTCAGTGGCCGCTAGGATCGCAGCAGTCGATAGGTTTATGACACGCGTCGTCGACGGTAAACACGGAGTTGTTATCGACCCTGAAGGTGCGCTGCCACTCGTACAGGCGTTAGCGGGTAAGTACCGTTACAAGATAAATACGAAAGGTGTGAGGGATGAGAGTCCAGAAAAATCGCACCCGTGGTCGGATATAGCAGATGCGTTCCAGTACATGTGTTTGCACGCCGATGGAGGAGAAACCTTTGGTGGCATGAATTCAATGGACGAACGGCGAGAGGTGGTTAAGGTATCATCACGAGGCTGGACGTAATGTGTTGACCTGTTAACAGATAAACGCTATGGTGTCCATAGTATCGCACATGTGAGATAATATTTAATGGCACTAGGTTCGCAACTTATTCCCGTTGCGCGTGCCTCTGACCTAGAGGCCGCAGCACAGAGAGAGTCTGCCGAAAAGCAGATGACCCCTATGATACAGGGTCTTGCAGCGCATGTCCGCCGTCGGTGGGAAGTGATGCGAGATCATAAGCGCGACACAATCGAAGATCGGTTGTCTGCGTGCGTACGTGCAAGGAACATGGAATATGACCCAGCGAAGATGGCAGAGATACGTGAACAAGGCGGCTCTGAAATCTTTATGGGTATTGTTAGTACTAAGTGCAGGACTGCTACTGCATGGTTGCGCGATACACTTCTAGGCACTGGGGCTGATAAGCCTTGGTCTCTTTCTCCAACACCAATTCCTGAGGTTCCGCCTGAAGTTGCGGCAAACCTCCAACGCATAATGGCGGCAAACCTACAGCAGTACTACACTGCCGGTAATGCACCGCTTGACCCCATGGAGCTTAAAGAACTCGCTGCCGGTATGAAAGATACTGCAACGCGGGCTATGAAGCACGAAGCGGAAAAGCGCGTTGATCGTATGGAACTGAAGATGGAAGACCAGCTTGCAGAGGGCGGCTGGGTAAAAGCTCTCTACGAATTTACGAACGATCTCGCAACGTTTCCGTTCGCTGTTCTTAAAGGTCCGATCCCCCGCAAACGAAAAGCTATGAAGTATGTTAAAGGCGGCTTAGCCGCAGTTGACGTACTCCGTGACGAGTGGGAACGTGTTGACCCTTATAAGTTCTACTACGCTCCTTGGGGCGATGACATTCAGAACATGCCAATCATGGAGCTTCACCATTTAACGCGTGAAGACCTTGAGGCGATGTTGGGTGTTGAAGGCTACGACGAGTCTGCCATACGTACGCTACTTGCTAATTTCGGTGCAGGCGGGTTTGATTGGCTAGAGCATTACGACAGTGAAATGGAGTCCGTAACCGACAAAGACTTTGATGACGCAAGCTCTGATCTTATTGCTGCGTTGCAGCTATGGGACTCGATCCCCGGCCAGATGCTTATTAATTGGGGTATGTCCGAAGAAGAGGTTGAAGACCCTCACAAGTCTTACCCCTGCGAAGTTTGGATGATTAACAACGTTATTGTTAAAGCTGTCTTAAATTACGACCCTATCGGGCGTAAACCCTATTACCTCACTTCTTTCGAGAAAGTCCCCGGACGTATCGACGGAAATGGGGTAGCTGATCTGACTATTGACGCGCAGAATATGTGTAACGCAGCAGCACGTGCACTAGCGAACAATATGGGCATCTCATCTGGCCCACAGGTCGGCGTAAACGTAAGTCGTCTCCCAGCAGGTGAAGACATTACTCAGATGTATCCTTGGAAGATATGGCAGTTTAAGTCGTCAGAATACGGCGATGCGTCTGCCCCAATGCAGTTCTTCCAACCGAATTCTAACGCAGGCGAGCTTATGGCTGTGTTCGAGAAGTTCATGGAACTTGCGGACGAAGTGTCAGGTATCCCTCGTTATATGACAGGCCAGCATGTGCCGGGCGCAGGGCGTACATCGTCCGGTCTGTCTATGCTGATTTCTAACGCAGGCAAGAGCATAAAGCAGGTTATCGGTAACGTTGACCACGATGTGATTACACCTATGCTTGAGCGCCAGTACCAGAGAAACCTAAGGTACTCGGAAGACCCGGATTTGATTGGTGATGTACAAATTATGGCACGAGGCGCGATGTCGCTTGTCGTCAAAGAAGCGGAGGCTGTCCGTAAAAATGAGTTCCTCCGTCTTGTATTGGAGAGTCCGGTTGCTCAGCAAATTGTTGGACCTCAAGGCACGGCTGAACTCATGCGGGATTTGGCCGGTAATCTTAACACCAATGTTGACCGTCTTGTCCCTTCTCGAGAAGATATTGAAAAGAAGCAGCAACAGCAACAGCAGCAAA